ACACGGACGCTGCTAGTCCCTGTTACGTCAGAGTTGCTACCTCGAACGTTGCCGCTCAGCTTCCAAAAGCGGCTGGCGGCTATTCTATGTTGGTGCCGCCTACCTCAAGGATCGTCATCACTGGTCCTCAAGTTAGCCCAAACACCAACGTCTATGTCTCGCTCATTAGCGAGAACAACAACGCTGAGTGCTACGTTACACCAGGCGAGGGCTTCTAATGTCGGGGCCTTCTCTCAGCGTTGGGCGCGGTGAGAAGCTATCGGTGAAGTCTGGCGGTGGCCTCACCGAGAAGGGCCGTCGCAAGTACAATAAGGCGACCGGCTCGAAGCTGAAGGCTCCGACCAAAGACCCTAAGAACCCCCGCCACAAGAGCTTCTGCGCTCGTTCTAGGAGCTGGAAAGGTGAGCGCGGGAAGGCCGCTAGGAGGCGCTGGGGATGCAGATAAGCGAACCGGCAATCGAACACCTCATCAAGAAGTACGAGGGGCTCAGGCTCGAAGCCTACAAGTGCCCAGCAAAGGTTTGCACGATAGGTTACGGCCACACTACGGCGGCTGGCGACCCTGCTGTGCATGATGGAATGAAGATCACGCGAGAGCAGGCTGAATACATCTTGATGGTGGACCTGACTCGCCTGCGTCAAAAAATTGACGCTCTACTCCATCAGCCACTTACGCAGAGCCAATACGATGTTGTGGTGAGCTTCACCTTCAATGCCGGCATTTCCGCTTTGAGAACCTCTTCCCTCCTCAAAAAAATCAATACGGCCAAGTTTAACGATGTTCCGGCTGAATTGATGAAGTGGGTGCATGTCAAAGGCAAGGTCTCAAACGGCCTCGTGAACCGCAGGCAGGCAGAGATCGCTTGGTGGAACAGGGAAGCCCTACACGATGCTGAAGAGCAACGCGCCACTCCTGATGCTGTGCTTGCACGAACAATGGCGCAGAGCAAACAAGGTAATGCGGCGCTGGTCACGGCTGGTCTTGCAGGCTTGGGAACCTTCAATGAGGTGGCTACGCAAGCGAAGTATGCGGTTGATGCGACAGATCAGGTTGTCGGCCTATTCAGCAACACCAATTTCCTTACACTGTCCGCCATCATCATCTTGGCCGCAGCCATTTGGTATTGGCGCAGCAAGAACATGGAAAAGCACGGTGATTAGCCTGCTATTTCACCCGTGGACAAAGTACGTTGTGCTTATGATGTTAGCCATTGGTCTAACTACCTATGGCATTCACAGTCTGAAGCAGGAAGCTGTGAAAGAAGTCGAACACAATGCCACTGTAGACGCCCTCAGGAGGGTCGAGAATGCGGTTCGCTCTGGTGATGCTGTTGATGTCTCCCCTGATGGCCTGCGCAAGTCAGACGGGCATCGTAGAGACTAACAAAAGCGCCTGTAATGTCTGGAGGGCGGTCACATGGTCTTCCAAGGACACCCCCCAGACAATTTCTGAGGTTAAGATTAACAATGCTCGTCGGGAAGGCTACTGTCAGTAGGTTCCGTTTCCGGGTCTGACGGCAATTTGCCTTCAAAGATGTACGTCCCTATGTGGGCGGGCGTCATCCAAGGCGCAGCCCACACCTTGCCTCCAATCTTCCTCCATTCGAGACAGAAGTGGTAATCTTCTGACAGAAGACGCTCGGTCTCTGGTTCGATACTGATTGAGAAGTAATTGTGGATGCGCTCACGCTGCTCGATTGGGCCCGATAGGTCCACCATGTCGTTGCAATAGCTGGGAGTGACTTCTTTCAGCTTGTCGAACACTCCACGCTTGATCAGCATCATTCCTGTTCCGCCAGCCCAAATCTCGAACGGCTCGTCCGTCTTCACGCTCGTAGTGCCGACATAATCCACAAGGTTTAGCACCCATGAACCAGTGTGATACTTTAGCTGATCATCTGGAACGCCGCTCTCAATCGCTCCGCGAACGCTTGCCCAATTGATCTCTTTCTTGGGATAGATGCCGCAGATGACTTCCTTGTCGGCCTCCAGCATCTTGTAGACGCCAGCGCCGTCAAAGTTCAGATCAGCGTCGATGAAGAGAAGGTGGGTGCAATCCGTTTTCAAGAACGCATGAGCAAGGTTGTTTCTTGCGCGCTGAATGAGGCTTTCGTTGAACACGAACGAAATAGCCGAATGAATGCCGTTCTGCCCAAACACCTGTTGCATCATCAAAAGGCTCTGCGTGTAGAACCCGGTGCAGAACCCGCCGTACATGGGGGTGGCGATGAAAACCTTCGTTTGATCAGACATCATATTCTCCGGTGTGAGGCAGTTCAGGCGCAAACTTCTGAGCGATAGAGGCCGTCATAGCGTCTTCTGCTTGTTGATCTAACTCCGCAGTCTTCAATTGATAGGTGAAGGCTTCGTAGTTGATGTTATCGGCGTAGTGTTCGAGATTGAACGGGTCATTCTTCTTGCGGGCGTCTTTCAGGCACCTGAGAATGACCGTTATTTCGTATGGCGTGATTTCCTTGTCGAGGATGATGGACGCCAGCTTTGCGGTGCGCTCAAACATCTCTTGAACGTCACCGTATTTGGTGTCTCTCTCGCGCAGAATGCGTACAGCTTCAGCTAACACGTCTGTGTGGTTCATTTTTTCAGTCCCCAAATTATGCCAATCAGCGTTATGCCGAAAGCAAGCCAAAACGCAGTTACGTCAAACTCACCCATGTTAATTTTCTCCCATTTTCTTAACACATTGCGTGAACATGTTAATTATTGGGCCATTTGTTGACATCTTGGAGAGTAGTTTTAGCAAGCCAAGACGCTGTATCTAATTCATGCTCTTCAAGGCCAACGATTTTGTAAAGGGCATCACAGACCTTTTCAAAACGCTTATCTAGTTCGTCGTAATGACGCGCCCAGCTTTTGACTTCAGCATGTTTTGCTCCAAGCAAAATCATAACCTCTTCCATCCGGTCTTCAGTCCATTTAGCTGCTACTTTAGGATCAATTGTGTCCATTTTTCTCCCCTTTCATCGACACCATCACAGTTGTTGACGCGCTATCTTCGTACACCTTGCTAACAAACAGATCGACAATCTGCTTGTCATCGCCATACACGACACCATTCATCGCATCGCACAAAAGCTTCACCACGTTGTCTATGTCTGGCTTTGATGTTGGATAGAGTTTTCCTTCATCAATCAGGTTTCGCTGTTGTCGTGTAAAACTTTTTGGTATTGCAACGCTTATGCTAAAAGTGGCTTCAAGAGGCCCAACAAGAGGTGCGAAACCACGCATGGCGGTTGCCGCAAGCATCTTTATGTAAGCCTCTTGATTGACCGTTTCTTTTGGCGTGTAAACGCGCCCGGTGCGAGTTGCGCGGGGGCGCTGCTTCCCCCGTGCTATTCCCGGTATCGTGAAGACGATAGTTGTCAAAACGGCACCTCTTCGTCATCCTTAACTGGTCTAGGCCATTGCTGTCGTTGACCGTCAGGCTTCCAATTGTTGATATTGATCGTCATGCTCGGTCCGTGCGGATTTTTGTAAAGCCAGAACGACATTTTGATCTCGGTTCCCTTTGGATAATCCTGATCGGTGATGATGTATCCCTTCATATCGGGGTGCTTGCTGCTCTTCTTATCCGCAGGATTTGCTTTCCCTTTACCGGGCTCAGCCTTCATCGCCATTTTGACCCTCTTCTGTTTTTATGAAAAGCTTTTGATAAAGCTCCTCGTTGGCTTGCTTCAAGCCGTTTATTTTATCGGCCTTCTGTTCAGCGGAAAGTTTGGTAGCATTCCCGACCTTGCCAAACAGGTCGAGAAAAACGTCTTTCCACTCATCTTCGCCAGCGCACATTTTGTACAGCTTCACAGAGCCATCTGCGTCAGGAACGTACAGAGCCAAACCATCAACCGGGTCTTCATGTTCAATGATTTGAACCTTTGGCATTTCCTGCGCGGGCTGGAAGTCCATCACCTCTTCAGGGGTGTACTCTCCCGTGAGAACTCCGGGGTACACAGTACGAATTCCCTCGGAGATCACACGGGCACGCAACATGGCACGCGGGTAGTTCTTCCAATTGTCTTTTCCAGCAAGACCGATTTCGCGGGCCTGCTTTAACGTCCAAGACAACGTGAGAGAACCGCCTTGGGGATGCGTAAACTCGGCTTTCACCTCGTCATCCGCATATTTCAGCCAGTGGACCGTTCCTCCGGCTTGTTGGAAGCGGGCGAGCATTGCGTCCGCACGAAGGGCTGGTCTTCCCTGAATGATATGGTAGTCACGCGCAACGGACCCTGGGTGGCGTCCTTCTGCCTGCGCAACGGCCATGAGGGCCAACACCTGATCAGCACTCTTAAGGCCAAAGAGGTTAGATTTGGCAATGGCATTCGCCATCCTTTCTTGATCTGTCCACGGGACAATTGCGTTGCTCATTTCAACCTCACTTCACGAGAAACCGGCGCGAACCGGCTGTTTCTTTTTCATACTCAGCGTAAAGACCGGGATGGTTATCTTTAAACGCTTTCGCATCAAAACGCTTTGAGCCCTTCGCCGACTTCCATGTAACGAGCGTCTCTCCAGCCATGTTCATTAACGTGGCGCTCTCGCCCATGAATGACTGAATGGCGAACTGACGGGCTTCGATGGCTTCATCAAGCTGCTTCGCTTGCATCTTGAACAGTTTCAGCTCGTCCGCGAGACGTTCCATCTGCGCATTCGCGGTGACATAGCCCTCCATCGATCTGGGATAGCGTATGGCGGCTTCCTCGGTGTTCGTGGGCTCTGGGAGCAGGCCAGAATTTACATAGCCCCACCACTGCGCAGCGCGCTGTATGAACGCTTCCTTCTCGGCGCGTGTAAACTCCAACTTCCAATAGCGGAACTGCTGGCCGCCAAAGAGAACCGCGAAATAGACGTGATCAACATCACGGACGGTCGCCTCGTGCAGGCACTGAATGTAATCGGCTTCTGGGATGCGAATTTCTTCGTCCATCTCGGAATACTTATTCGCAACCGCCGCATTG